AACACCATGAAACTTAAAATACAACTCCAACACCCCAACGCCAAAGCCCCGACTTACGCCACCGAAGGCGCGGCAGCGTTTGACCTGTACGCAGCCACGGTCAACGGCGCGGCCAGCATTGGCGATGTGGTCTACCCAGGCCACCCTGTCATTTGCGACACCGGGTTGGCGTTCGCAGTGCCAGATGGTTACATGCTGGCCATCCGCAGCCGCAGTGGACTCGCTTTCAATCACGGCATCCATGCTTTCCACGGGACGGTTGACTCCGACTACACCGGGTCCGTCAAGGTCTTGCTGATGGCCGAGCCACGAGACGACGAGACGCCGCCGTTCCGGATCAACCCCGGCGACCGCATTGCCCAGGCCTGCCTGGTGCCCGTGCCCATGGTGGCGTTCGAGGAAGTTGACGAGTTGCCCACCACTGAGCGCGGTGAAGCGGGATTCGGAAGTACAGGGCCATGAGACGCGCATGGGGCAACGCAGCAGATCAAATGCTGCTGCACATCAAGGAGTACGGACCCTGCACCGCAAGCGAAATACTCGCGTGTGTAGAGGTGTCTCCAAACAGCGCCAGGCGCATCCTGTACCGCTTGAGCCAGCCATCTTTGAATGGCCCAAGCAAGGGCAAGCAGCGCATCCACATCAAGGACTGGGTTCGAGATGCAGAGGGCATGAGGGACTACCCACGCGCCGTGTGGGCCTATGGCCATGGAAGCAATGCCGCGAAGCCACCACCAAAGACACACACAGACGTTCAGCGCGACTGCCGCAACCGCATGCGAGGCCGGGTGAGTAGCGTTTTCAGCATGGGAGCGATGAGATGAGCCTTGACTTTTACCTGACCCAAGACGGTGAAGAAGTGTTCCACCGCAACATTACCCACAACCTTGGGCGAATGGCTGACGAAGCAGGTATCTACAAATGCCTGTGGAGGCCAGACGAGAGCGGCATCACGAAGGCCAGCCAGTGCATCGAGCCTTTGAAAGCTGGTCTGCTACTCCTGGTGAGCGATCCAGATGGGTTCCGTAAGCATGACTCACCGAATGGATGGGGTCTGTACATCCATTTTTTGCCGTTTGTAACTGCCGTGCTGATGGCATGCATGGAGTATCCAGATGCTGATGTGAGGGCTTGCACATGACAGACCTACTCATAAAAGAGTTGGAGCAAATGGGTAAGCACCCTAGCGTCAGGCTTAACACTGACCGCCAAGTATGGAAAGAAGCCGCCGCCATGCTCCGACGCCAGCACGAAGCGATCAAACAACTGCGGGAGGCACTTGAGGACACAGCACAGACGCTTGTCTGGATGCAGTGGGGAGACTGCCGCAAATTCACACGACGCAAGCTGCTGACTGTCCACGAAGCAGTGGAGAAAACGCAGAAAGCACTCGCAGACACGGAATAATTTATTAACAAAGGAAATTGAAATGAACATCGAAGAACTGACACTGAAGCAAATCCGCGAAATCGCGCAACTTGTTAACAGCACTGTGCAACCTCAAACAAACAAACCTCATCCATTCGTCGGCAAGTACGTCATTGCGCGTTGCTATGCAGCAGGCGTTCATGCCGGGACGGTGCAATCTGTGGACGGTGAAAACGTCATTCTCACGGACTCAATTCGCCTGTGGTCATGGAAAGCCAAAGACGGGGTTGCATTGTCCGGTGTCGCGCAGAACGGCATCCAGAAAGATGAATGCAAACTAGACAGCAAAAACCCGCTGATCTATCTGTCTGGAGTCTGCGAGTTGATTCCATGCAGCGACAAAGCCAAGGAGAGCATTGATGGCTAACAAATTTACCGATGGCTATGGCGATGGCTCTGGCTATGGCTCTGGCTATGGCTCTGGCTATGGCTCTGGCGATGGTTATGGCTATGGCTATGGCTCTGGCGATGGCTATGGCTATGGCTCTGGCGATGGTTATGGCTCTGGCTATGGTTCTGGCTATGGCGATGGCTCTGGCTATGGCTATGGCTATGGCTCTGGCTCTGGCTATGGCTCTGGCGGAGATTGATATGACAGACAACATCACAGTGAGCCGCGAACTGCTGCGGCAGGTTTTAGACGCGGCATGTAGCCCGTACTGCGCCCAAGATTTGGGAAAGTTGGTGCCAACACTCAGAGCCGCGATTAAACAAACGGCACCCCAAACACAGGAGAAATCAAATGACCATAAGCTAGTCCCGTTACGCCCACCAGAATCCATTCTTGCGGTTGTCAGAAAGGCGTATGGAAACGCCACGGCGTATGACGTAGGCCATGTTTGGCACGAAATCTACACCAGACTGCCGGATGCAGCACCAGTGCAGGAGCCTGAAAAGCTTAACCCGTTGACACAGCTACAAGTTGCATATGTTATGGGGTTGCGTGATGCACAACCCCGCAAGGCTGTGAAGCTGAGTGACAGCGAGGTGCGTGAAATCTACGAGAACCATGCCTATGTTGACTGCACTGGAATGCTCCGTGCGATTGAAGCCGCCGTGTGGGAAAAGTTGGGAGTGACAGAGTGACCAAAGACCCAATCCTAGAAGCAATAAGCGACAAGATACGGATGGGCGAGCCAGTTGATTACTTTGAGGCTATTGCAGCAATCAACTATCAGGAACAACTGAGGCGCGAAAGAGAAGCCAACTCACTTATCCGGCGGTTTATGTGTGGATTCTGGCGTGGCCTGTCTCTGCAATTCCTTTGGAGAAAGAAATGATCGAACTCACAACACAAACAAGCAGCGGATACCGACGTCATCTTCTGCATCCAGATGCCATTGCAACGATAACTGAGGCGGGCGCAAGCAGCCAATGGCATGGAACCAGAGCATTCATCAAGCTGTTTGACGGCACGAAATTGGAGGTCAGTGAAACCATTGACCACATCAACAAGTTGTTGGGGGAAAAGAAATGATCGACATCAAAGCAATCAGAGACCGTGCTGAATCTATCAGGTATTTGAGCGTGATGGTGATGAACAAGCACGAGGTGTACGCCCTGTGCCACGAGATTGAGAGGCTGCGTGCTGACTCTGCTCGTTACCAGTGGCTGCGCGAACAGTCAGATGTAATACACCGAAACGCAAAAAAGCTTGTCTTTACGCACCACGGTTTATCGCTCCCCGTTGGAACGAAGCTCTACACTGCACCCCAACCAGCACCAGTGCAGGAGCAACAACCAGCACCAGCCTCGAAGCCAGTGTTGCTCCAATGCTTGGGCTGTGAGCGTGTTGGGACGCAAGAGCAACTGTCTGCATCGACCGATTGCGACTGTTGGTTACACACGCAACCAGCACCAGTGCAGGAGCAACAACCAGCACCAGCCTCGAAGCCAGTGTTGCTCCAATGCTTGGGCTGTGAGCGTGTTGGGACGCAAGAGCAACTGTCTGCATCGACCGATTGCGACTGTTGGTTACACACGCAACCAGCACCAGTGCAGGAGCCGCAGTGCAACCCACACCCAAAAGCACCACACGGCTTTGACCGTAACGCCAGCCACTCATCGCACAGGTATGTCTGCGACTGTGAAAGCTGGGAGCCGTATGACGCTGGCTACAACGAGGGTTTCCACGCTGGGCTGAAGGCAGAGCAAGCACTGAGTGAATTGAGCGCCCAGACACAAGAAATGGAAGCACAACCCCGCAAGGCTGTGAAGCTGAGTGACTACGACGTTGGAAGGTTGACTGTGTTCGATGGGCTGCACCACGTTGAAACACCACTGCTGGCTGAGTTCATTCGTGCCATTGAGCAGGCTGTGTGGGCAAAACTGGGGGTGACAGAGTGACCGCATGGGAAGCGACAACGGTGTTCGCCTTCATTGGTTTGGTCTGCACCAACATCGTCTTGTTGGCCTTATGGGCGCTTACTGGTGTATGGGGCAACGCCACATGGAAAAGACTGCGCAGAACCTACCACCTGACCGTCATGTTGTATTGGCTTGAACGGCTGGAGGATGGCGGTTGGCGGGTGTTTCAGAAGGCCGAACAAGAGGACAAAGTGAAATGATCGACACAGCAACAATCAAACAAGCGGCGATTGACTCAGACGAAACCGGGTTTGCATCCGTACTCACAAACAACGATACGGTCATCGCCCTGTGCGACGAGATTGAGAGCCTACGCAACGGCATGTACAACATCGCCAATCAATCAACAGAGCCAGCTATTCAAGATTTTGCTCAGAGTTACCTGGGGGAAAAATGAACGACACCGTAACGAAGATTCTTGATCTTGCAGACAAATACGCAAAGATGCGAATGGATTTTGGCATCTTCCGGGAGCAGACAACTGCTGCACGCCAAGCCCTGCAAGACGAGTTGGTGCGGCTGTTCACGCCTTTGACGGATGGCGCAGTGACAACAGGCTACTGTTTTCAACCACACAAATACGAGCATGTGCGCGTGTTCATGTGCGGTGTGCGTTGGGCAGAGCGCGAACACGGCATCACAGGAGAGAAGAATGAAGTTGCCTGAACCGATTGGCTGGTCGTATCTGTTTGAGGATGACGGATCACTGTGCCAACAATTTGACACTAGAGAAGAAGCTGATAGGTGGGTTGATAGTCCTGACTGCCTGTGGTCTGGATACGTTTCTCCGCTTTACTCAGAAGCCCAAGTCAAAGAACTTCTGGCCCAAGCAAACGCATCACGCATTGCAGCCCAGACGGAAAACGAAACGCTGAAGGGCAAGCTCGCCAAGTTTGGACTTGATGCGCGAAGGAAGTACGAGCCTGTGCTGAAGATGGCGTTGGACGCTCTGTATTGGACGACCCCAATCGGAGGCAAGCCTGTAAAACAAACACAGGATGCAATGGACGCGATCAGACAGGTGTTGGCCTGACTGGTGCGGCTGTTCACGCCTTTGACGGATGGCGCAGTGACAACAGGCTACTGTTTTCAACCACACAAATACGAGCATGTGCGCGTGTTCATGTGCGGTGTGCGTTGGGCAGAGCGCGAACACGGCATCACAGGAGAGAAGAATGAACCCACCTGAACCCGGCGATGTATTCAGCAATGGGGCATGCGCTGTGCGCGTTGCCGCAAACCGTGGTGTACGGGCAGGCATGCGACTTGATCAGCATCCGCCAAACGGCCTCGTTTACGCACCGTGGTTCAGGTCTGAACAGGATGTGGCAGACTTTCTGAGTCGAGGCGGCCACTCCAATGGCGCACCATTTCAGCAAGTTGGGCCGACAGGGCCTTGAAATGTATATCACGCACCCAGCGCGACAACACGCCACATCAAACAACACAGCCCCGCCACTGAGCGGGGTTTTTCTTTTCTGGAGTCTGAATGAGCGACTTCGCCATCCTTGCACCGATCGAAATTGAAGCCATGACAGGCTTCAAAATTGCCACCCGCCAGCTGGCAGTATTGCGCGCGCCTATTTCACCGGCCTGTGCCACTCGATCAGCGCCCCAAGCCGGGCGGCGCACTCTGCGTAGTCGCGCCGGGCGGTTGCTGCCCAGGTGCTGACGTCTGCATCGGTGGCAAATGCGCTGGCATCGGCTGAAGCAGTGCTGCCGGTGGGCGCGGGCAATGGGCCAGATCCGTCTGCGGTGGCTGGCTGGGTGCGGTTGAGCACGCCGACAAGCTCAGCAGACAGGCAAGCGCGGCCAGTAGTGAGACGTTTGATTTCACGGGTGTGCTCCTGATGCAGTTGGGTGATGCGTGATTGCTGGCTGGCCAAGCTGGTAGCAAGCTCGTCTCCACGTTCCCACACGCGAACCAGGTGCTTGGCGTTGCGCTCGGTCAGTTCGGCCTGTGCTTGTGTGTGGCTGTTGCGCAGAGTGGCCAGAGCGGAATCCATGCGCCAACCCTGCACGGTCCACGCTGCCAGGGCCGATACAGCCGCGGCGATGGCAAGCGAAATGATGGGAATTGGGATCATTCTGAATCCCACTTAATGTGGTTTCGCACGTAGATCACCCACAGAGCGATGTTCATGGGCAGCAACCCCCACGCCTGAACGTCGATGATCCATATCAGCCAAAGTAGCTGGTTCACCACGCCGACAGCCCAAGCCATTGGGTGCTTGTTGCCAGCCAGAAGCGTCATCCAGATCGTGATGGCTGACAGCAGCCACGGCATGTAGGCTTGGATCACGTCAGCACCCGGTCGCGTTGTGCCGATTCGTCGTCAGCGCCAGGCACGCTGTCAGGCTCCTTGCGGTCCAACTCACGCAACACAGCCTCAAGTTGTTCTTTTGCTGTGCGCGACCGCATGCGTGAGTCAGCGTTACTGCTGATCTTCCTGAACTGGTTGGTCGTTGTATCCATCATCGTCTTCCGAGTTTTTGATTTCGTCCGCAGCAAAGACCAGCACACCTATGAACGCCGCAGCGAACAACAGGATGAGCCAGTCAATCGCTGTCATGCCCAGCCGCCTTTGCGCTGCTTGACGCGCTCGTAAACGATGTACCCGGCAAGTGCGACAACAGCCACCAATAAGGCAGGTACAAGCCAATCACCAAGCGCAGATACACCATACTTAACTTCGTTCACAGCGTTAATCGTTTCGCTCACAGCGGCCACGGTGGCAGTGCCCCCGGCCACAACCGAAGCGCGGTTGATCGTGCTCCCCGTCATCGGCGTTTCTGGTTCTATTTTCTGGGGCATTTCAGGTTGCTCAACATGCTCTAGCTCTGTTGGCTCCAAGTAGAGCGCCGCTTCTGCTGCGCGACGGCGGGTAAGACCGGGCCATGTCTTCCCGCCTGCGCGGTTCCACAACGCAAAGGCTCTTGCTGCTGCTTGTTCATCGCCACGGTTGTGGGCCTTGAGGACGGATGACTTCTTGAACCCGGCGACACCTACGTTGAACGCAAACACCACACAAGCATCGAATTGGTTTTGGTTTGGCGCGCGGGTCATGGATGACAACACGCCCTGCTCGTACTCAACAAGCTCACGCTTCAGTCGCTCCTTGGCATCGTAGAGCGTCATGGTGTCACCCATCTTCACACCCTTCACGAAACCAAACCCAATCGTGGGGATGCCAATCGGGTCTAGGTATGCGTTGGCTCTATAGCCCTCAAATCGAATCAGCAACTCAATGCCGCGCTTACTGGTCTTCAAGGCATGCTCCTGTTAAAATGCAACCCGTTTGGCTAGGGTAGCTCCCGAAAAACTGTTCACCGCAGCCTGCCAAGCACCTACAACGGTGAACCATTTCAAGGTGAAGAAATGAAACTTATTGATCTTTCCGGTCAGACTTTTGGTCGCCTGCTCGTAAAACACAGGGCTGTAAACAACAAAAGTGCCATCACAAAGTGGGCGTGTGTTTGCAGTTGCGGAACAGAAAAAACTGTCATCGGAACCAGCCTTACGCACGGACTCACAAAGTCTTGCGGGTGTCTTAGGCGAGAACTCGTCACGGCCAACAACGTGACTCACGGGCAGGGTCGGCACTTGAGCGGAGCGAGAACGAAGGAATACAGCACATGGAAAAACATCAAGACTAGGTGCTACAACCCGTCCAGCACTTACTACTCCATCTATGGAGGGAGAGGTATATCCATGTGCGACAGGTGGCGCGAAAGCTTTGAGGCGTTCTTTGCTGACATTGGCAAAGCGCCAAGCAGTGACCACTCTATTGACCGCATTGATGTAAACGGTAACTACGAACCGGGTAATTGCCGATGGACAACTGCACAAATTCAAGCAGAAAACAAACGCAACACAAAGACGTTGACCATGAACGGGGAAACAAAGACTGTGCATGAATGGGCCAGAATCACGGGACTCACCGAGAAGCAGATCAACCTGCGAACCAATCGAGGCTGGAGTGACACCGATGCGCTCACAAAGCCAATCAAGGGTGCGTAGTGCCACACCCTTCTGGTTTGTTTTCATGAATACACCTTGAATAAGTTGCTGGTGGCAGTGATCGTCTTAGCCGGGAGAATCCCGCTGCCGTGGACTTGCCACACGGTCTGCACGATGTAGATGCCCACAGGCAAGGTGTTGCAGTGGCCGTTCGTCCACCAACTGAGCGTCAGCGTGTCGGGTAGATCAGCCCCCTTTTGATAGTCAGAAATTGCACTCTCTGAGCAAACAACGTGGCCTTTACCTGCATCCATCACCCTGACAGATACACCCCAAGTCCCAGAGAAGTCGCGGTGAATGTCGCGCTGCACATGCATCAGGATGGGTTCACCGGCTTTGGTGTCTTTGACGTGAACCGATTGAACTTCCATCCACCAAGACGCAGGCCACATGTGGACAATCGCAAGCACGGCGATCCACAGCACGCTTAAAGCAAATGCCGCTTTGCCGAAAACCACGTCTTTGACTTTTGCGATCACTCCAGCCACGCCTTTAAAACAGTTTTGATATGCCCTGATGCGACAACAGTCGCAGAGATACCAGCCAACAAAACGATCAGCAACTTCAAGGCTTTGCCCAAAACAAGCCACCCGCGATAAGCCTCCAGCACTTCACGCACCAGGGCTTGTTCCTCGGGCGTGAACTGAGGCATGGCCTTAACCAGTTCCTCCAGCTTTTCAATTGCGTTGCTTTGCTCTTTTTGATCTGCCATCACTCACCTGAAGTTGATTGAATACTGTCTGTGCTGCATCACATCCCCGCAGCAACGACAAACAGTTGATCCAGGTTTTCATCAGTCAAGCCAAAGGCGACAGCAGCGGCCTGAAGAGTCTGGTCATCGCGCCTCCAGCGTTGCGCCTTGTCGATGAATGCACGCTGCGCAAACGTGCGCTCAGTGGACTGTGCCCATGCGTCGTACTGGCTGGCGAGCCCAGCAGCATCCAGTGCGAGCATCCCTTGCAGTGCTGTGACCGACGCAGGGATGGGATTGGCTACGGGTGCAGCGAACTGGCCCCCCGAGTAGGTGTAGCCGCAGATGTCGAGCAGACCGTCGATCTCCACCATGTCGGCAGCAACAACAGGTCCGGCCGTCTGGGTAACGGCACAGACGATGCCGTCTTTGATTTGTGCGTAATACATCAGTTGTACTCCGTCAGTTCCCAAGATACGATGGTTGCAGTAATTCCGTTGGTGTACTGCATCGTCGCCGTGATCGTTGTGGTGTTCGTTAATACGACACGCGGCACAGCTGCATTTGCGTTTAAATCGAGCCCGCTGCCGCCTAAGTAGCGCAGTTCTGTTTTGGCTGTATCGACGGCGGTGATCGTCGCGGTCGCCGAAGTTCCAGACACAGCGATTGAAATCACCCCGCGCTGAATGGCTTTGATAGTTGCCCCACCGCCACCACCTACGAATTGTGAGAATGTGCTCATGTCTGCCCCTTCAGTTCCAAATCCAACCACGCGTGGAGTCCGCGAAGGTCAGGGTTAGCGTTGCGTTTGCGTTGTCAAGCGTCATGTCTTCAGCCAAGCCCATGATGTTCTGGCTATTGCGACCAATGACGGGTGTTGTCGTGCCAGATCGGTTGACAACCCTCACCCAATCGCCAGCGACGGGAGACGCTGGAAGGGTCAGTGTCAGCGTGGCCGTCAGGACGTAAGTCCGATACCGAACGGCAGTCGTGTTGATGGAGATCACAAAGACCCCTCCATCCTCCGCAACACCAGTCACTGCGCCAGTCCTGCCGTTAACCGATGTCACGCTGCCAGAGATAGATGCGGCGCTCGCAGCGGCTTCTGCCGCCTTGGTCGTGGCAATGCCCGCCTGCGTTGTGGCGACGCCCGCTTGAGTGGTTGCGATGCCCGCTTGAGTGGTTGCAATGCCAGCCTGTGTTGTCGCCGTGCTTGCACTTGTCGATGCGCCCGACGCACTGGATGAGGCCTCTGCTGCCTTCGTTGTCGCTGTGCTGGCGGCTGCGCTTGAGGTGCCAGCACTGGCAGATGAACTTGACGCCTGTGCAGTCGCAATGCCAGCCTGAGTGGTGGCCGTGCTTGATGATGTTGACGCACTGGACGCGCTGGCAGATGCCTCTGCTGCCTTGGTTGTTGCGACTCCAGCCTGCGTCGTTGCCACCACAGCTTGTGTGGTGGCGGTCCCAGCCTGTGTTGTCGCAACGCCTGCGCTGGATGCTGCGGAAGATGCAGCCGTCACAGCAGCGGCAAGATCAGCTTCTGCAATCGTCGTGCGTGGGTTGCCGTCTGCGTCAAAACTCAGTACCTTGGTTGCCCTGCTGACAGCGTTGGGTAGCGCAGCAATGGCCGTGCCTGATGCCTGCCTGAGCGTGTTCGCCACACCAGACTGAACCGAATCAAAGCCATTCTCAATCGTCTGGAATTCGTTGATCAGGTCAGAGGATGCGACCCGCGATCCGCTGGGTGGGTTGTAGTCGCGTGTGTAATGGTCATTCATAATGGGTTACCTGTCCAATCTGCGGGGCGTGAACACCGTACTGATGCTGTGCAATGTGTGGGGCAATTCATCGCTGCCATTGCTGACAATCGCCAGGCTCAAATCCGTGCCAACACCGTCAAGTCGGACCTTGTTGGTGGCGTGCCTCGGCGTGTCGAAAAAGCTCTCCTCAAAGTTGGTCTGGTCGTAGTACGCCCCCAACCCTGATCGGCCAATCTCGGTGATGCCTGTCAGCCCGACAACGGGGTCACCCATGCTGTATTCGCCATACACAGACATGCGACAGGCGCTCTCCGTCGTGCCCTCGATGTCCACCCGGCGAAAGCGCTTGCGGCCAATCGGGCTCTTTGCATGGTTGAAGGCCAGCTTCATGAATGCGCTGATGGCGACACCATCAAAGCTGCGGCCTCTGTCGGCTTCGTAGACGTACCCGTCATCCGACCCGAAGAAGTTCCGGTGTTCGCTGCCAATCAAGGCTTCTGTGGCGCAGAACACGGCCTTGCCGTAGTTGATCGGCATGAATGCCACCGAGTCACCGATGGGCGTGATGCTCAGGCTGTCGCCAGTGCTGAAGAACAGGCGCATCCGGTTCTTTGTCCGGCTGACAGTCGATGCCAGCACCGTCCTGTTTGCCAGCAGGCTCTGAATGCGGGCGGACAGCGGCAGGCGGTCAAAGTTGCCGAAGCTCTGCGACTGCGCCACGGTGGCAACGCCCAATGCGTCAAACACCAGCACTCGCCCCAGGCTCTGCACACTCCAGCGCTGTGCGCCAAGATTGTGGGCAAAGTTCACAAACTTCCAGTCTGCTGAACTTGACCCATACAGCACCATCGTGCGCTCACGGCTGAACACCATCATTGCCCCACCGTCTGCATCAGACGGCAGCACCTGAAAGCCAGTGATCACATCACCAGCGGCCAGTTCAGCAGCGCCCAGCACCGCAGACCATGAGTACGGGTTGCCAATGGCGCTGTGCTGCAACGAACCGTCAAAGCTGAAAAACAGGTGGTTGCGGTGCGCCGTGCAATGTATTGGCTTGTCGGTCACCATGCCGGTTGAAATGGGCACATACACCGCCCCGTCAAACTCAAACCCCTTGTTCACCCCGTCAGCACCATAGATGCGCTGGGTGATGGCGCTGCCCGTGAAGTTGTAGACCACATGGTCCAAGCGCCCACCTGGCAGCAGGGAGATTGCCGTATCTGCCCCACTTGCAGTGCCAGTCATGCCAGCGGTGAATGCACCCGCCGTGAATGGGCCACTCGTCACATTGGTGACGATCAGCCGCCCAGCGGCCGTGCCAGCCGTCCACGAGCCAGTCTCAGTCACCACCCGCTTGACCACCGCCGTTGTCGCCCCCTTTGTGACCGTGGCACCTTCTGCCGGTATCGTGCCACTGCCAGCGGTGAACGCAAGCTCGCGCATCAGGTCAACAGCTACCCAGCCAGATGAAGTGCTTTTGTGGATTACGCATGCCGTGGCACTTGTGTTGTCTCGCCATGCGAACACCGTCGCACCCAACACGGCGATGCCACGCACCGGGCCAGAGCCAGGCACTGCGCCAATGTCGGCGCGGCGATCAGCAGCCGCAAGCGCATAGAACACGTTGTCATCAATCCCGGTGATGTCTGACGCATTCTTGCCCCATACACCAACGACTGTCGCACCAGCAAGAATCGTTTCACCGAACTGCCAAGTGCCTGTGACGCGCCCAACCACCAACTGATAGAAGCCGTCCAGTGTGATGCTGTTCAAGTCTTCCGTGATCAGAGATTCCCATGCCTCTGTTGCGATGGGAGATGTCCCACGCAGTGCAAGCACCTTGGCCGTCGCACCTGATGTCTGGCCCGTGATCACCGTGCCAACGGGTATGTTGGCGAATGTTGTCTCTGCACCGAACACCTGATAGGCAGCATCGCTGGGCCTGACACGTCCGTCGAATCGCTCAAAACCACCAATGCGCTCGTACCCTTCAAGGGCAGAGCTTTCATAGTTCACCGCACCGATCACAGAGCCAGGCTTGATTGAAAGCTGCGCCGACTCAGCGTCAATACCGCCCACAAGTGGGAAGTACTGCGTTTGCAGTGGTGGCAAAGGCGGTGCCTTGATCATGCCAGCGGCCTTGCTGAAATGAACCGCTTGGGCAGTTGGTCTTGCAGCAAGCTCGGCATCATGCTTTGAAAGTTGCGCTCAGCACGCTGCATCACTTCGCCAGCAGCGTCAAAGCCGCCGTACTCGATCAGCGCACGCCAAACGATCAGTTGGTGAAAGCGTGCGGGCATGGCCGGGACGTCAGCGTCCTGCGTCATGTCCTGCACATCCTTGATGTAAGACGCCCGCACCTTGTGTGCTGCGTCAGGCGTGGGACCAACATGCATCAGGCCAGACGGAGCGAGGGACCAGAACTGCACCGGGCCGGGGTTGTGTGCGCCAGCAATGAATCGTGCGCGGAACTCGTCCCAACTCAGGAAGCGGATGGTCTGCTCCAGTCCCTGCCCATCGCTCACGCGGTAGGTGCTGGGCTTGTAGCCGAAGTTCTCCGACATCCACGCGCCGAAGTCTGTCAGGCCGAATCCGGGAGATGCCAGATCGTGTGGCAAGGTGGACGCGCTGGTTTCACCAAGTGCATCGCCCCTGCGCCACAGCCATGATTCATGGAGCAACTGGATGTCGCGCCATGCCCAGTTAACCCACTGGAAAATGCGTGCGTCATCGCCCGTGGCAGTCACTACTGAAGCAGGACCACCACCGGACAAACCGGACTCACGCTTGACGGCCTGGGCTAACTGCAAGAAATTCATGGCAGATCAGTCCCGGCGCTGCAATGGGAAGCGGGGCTGCTCCACCATGCGCACCTTGTCAGGGTTGTCGGGCTCTTCTTCATCGGCTTCTCGCACCGTATAGGCCAGGCTTTCGATGTGGTCAGCCATCTCGACTGGCACACGCACCCACTTTTCGCGCTGGATGGTGATGGCGTAACCGTTGATGCCGAAGAACGGTGTCGTTGGCTCGTTGCGGTCAGATGACTTGAACAGCTTGATTTCCACGGTCTTGCCGCTGAAACCATGCTGCTGCATAGCCACTTCGATGTTGGTGGTGGATTCGTCCGGCTGAATGCTGTCAGCGGGTTTGCGAGTTGCCATGAAGAAAAGTCCTTAAAAAAAGGGGCTGGCCGTGACAACCAGCCCCCAGGTTTTGCGCCTGGTTAGGCGGTCACGCCATGCTCAATGCGGGTCATCCATGCATCGTTCAGGATGGCAGCGGTGCTGTACATCTTGAAGCCGACCTTGCCGCGCTGGGCATAGGGGTCGCTGTCGGTGTGCTTGGGCGACACCACGAAAGGTGTCAGGCCAGAGCTACCAGCGGCCAGGTCAACCGATGCGTAAGCATCAGCACCGGTCACGATGGACTGGTACACGTCAACGTTGGTGCCACCCAGCATGCCGTTCAGCGTGGCAGAGCCAGCGTTGGCCAGGGGGCTGTACAAGGTGCTGGACACAAAGCGGATGTTCTCGAAAGAGCCCAGCTCGTTGTCGCACAGAGGGGTGAACGTGCCGTAGTTCTGGACGCGCACAAAACCATTGGGGAAGTTGGTCGTGTTTTGCAGGTCCATGTCCACGTTGGGGTGCACGAATGCCACGTAGCACTTGGGGATTGGCTGGGTGCCTTGGCCGGGGCTGGCCTTCAGCATCTGGCTCACAGGCTTGGCGTCCTGGTTGCGCAGCTGGCGAATGGCCTTGCGGCAGGTGTTCGCGTTGATCGCGGTGTTCAGCGTGGCGCGGGCAGAGCCGTTGCTGTACTGCACCTGGGTACCGGCCTTGATCACGTTGTAGATGATCATTTCCTGGGTTTCACCAGCGGTCTGGCCCAGGGTGGCGCTCAACTCGGCCAACACGGGGTCTTCGTGCGTGTCCATGATCACGTCGGTGATCTGGACGTGCTGGCCGTACTGCGCCAGGGTGGCCGTCACGTCGGTCACCGTGGGGTTCACGCCGGATGGGGTCACGCCTTCGGTCAGCGGGGTGGTGCTGGCCGCAATGCGGTTGTAACGACGCCACTTGCACACCTTGGTCTTGCCCTTGGGCACAGTGGTCAGGGTGGCGAATTTGGCCATGTTCAGCTGGGGCTGTGCGCGCTCCAGCATCTTGTCGACTGCATAAGCAGCGGTGCGGGGGGTGATGTCACCGTATTCCATTTGGGGCTCCTAGAAAGGAAAGTTGTTCAAACAGTTGCAGCCTTGCGCTCGCGCTCTCGACGGAAAAACGCAAGCGAAGCCTCGAAGTCATCCTGTGGCGGCAAGGAACCACGCGCACCACTTGGGCGGCTTGAGATACCTGCGGCTGACTGGAGACGGTTCTGGTTCGTGGGTTTGACCGGAGCCGCTTGTGCGGTTGGTTGCTGGGTTGGGTACTGGGCAATGGATGCCTTGCCGCTTCTCCGAAGATGTGCGTCATAGGCATCCAGCACGGCCATTGCTTCATCCGGGGTCTTCCCCAGGTGGTATGCGTCTTGGACGTGCTTGGGAGCGGCATTGATCCAGACCTTGAAGTCAGGACCGCTGACCGTTTCCACGGCGGTCGGATAGGTGGACTGGAACGACTGCATTGCGGCCTGATAGGCGGCTGCTTGTCCCTGCTCCCTCCGCTGCTCTGCCTCAGCCCGCAGCCCCTCAAGCGGTTGAACCACTTGCGCGGCGGCCTGTGTGGCGACTTGCGCAGCCTTGGTATCCACAGTCCTCAAAGCCTTGTCCACCGCAGCAACAAGACCCGACAACTCTGGAAAGTCCTTGACCTTTTCAGCCACATCAGCCAGCAAGTCCGTCACATCAGTTGACTGCTCGGCAGGTGCCGCAGGCTTGACCGTCTTCAGTTCAGCGTTCTCACGCTCAAGCTGTTCGGCTTTCACCCGTGCCTCGTTGTAGAGGCGGTTCAGTGCATTGACGCGACCCACTTCGCTCCGTGCTTTTTGCAGTTCGGCTTGCACCTTCTGCAACTCGCTCTGTGCGGGTGGTGTGGCTTGTGGCTCAGTGGCCTGTGGCGATGCTTCGGTGGCTTCAGGCTTCGCGTCTGGAACGACAACAGGTGCAGGCTCAGGCGCATGCTCGACCGGGGCTTCACGCTCTGCGCGAATCTCGGCCAGTGCTTCTGCCATCTGGTCTTCTGCTGTTGCTGTCGGAGTGTTCTGTTCGCTCATTTCCTACGGCATGACGGTTGCCCGTCAGAGGCGGTTACACCGGGCACATCGCCCGTGAAACCAACTTTCGTCGCGTAGGGTTGAAAACAGAATGCACGGCATATATGCCAGTGCCACAAATGAAAAACCCGGCACTGTGGCCGGGTCTGTTTGGGGTGGTGTTGGTCAGTCTCGCTTGAACAACTCGCTGCGCTTCTCCAGCTTGCGTACCGAGTCATTCAGTTCACGCATCAACTCAAGGCGCTCGGCATCCAACTCTTTCAGCATCTCCACATCATTGATGTTGTCTGCTGCCAGCTTGTTGAGCTTGGTGATGGCTTGACGGATGTGCTTGTAATCGCCCAGCAGGTCAACCTCATCGCTGCGCTCAGTCTCGATGCGTTTGACTGCTGCCTCGTCATCTGCCTTATCAAAACCCTTCAGTTCTGCTTCAAGCGCAGCCAATCGCTCAGAGTTGCGGTAGTACCGTGAACGCTGAGTGTCCTGATCGTCAGCCTCACCAGCGAAACGCCCACCAAGTGGGATCATGCGCGACTTGATTTCAAACCCATCAGCCTTCAGGCCAGCGATGTTCAGCGTCTTTTCCAGTTCGCGGTACAGGCCACCGCCAGTGGTGGTGAACACGTACTGAACCTGCTCTGGCGTTGGGCTGGCGAGTCCCTTCTTAAACTCGTTGCCACCAGATGCAGCGTTGATCGCCTTGCTGATGCCGATGTACACCTGCCCCGTGACGCTGCGCTGAGTGCTTTCGCGTGCCAGCTTTGCGCCTGGCCGTGTGTCCCAGTCCGCGCGGTCCTTGCCAATCGGCGTGCCAGCGAAGTTGGTATTCGTCGCCAGGTCAACCAGTGGGTCGGCCACAGTGGGTGCAACAGTGGTCAGCAGGCCATGTGCCGTGAAGATGTTGCCGCCACCCAGTGGGTTGAACGATCCCATGATTTCACCGATGGCGTTGAAGGTCTTTTTGCCTGCGTCCTTGCCACCTGTCAGCAACAGGTCGGTGATCACGCGCCCTGTGTTGGGCAGTGCGTTAAGTCCGAACTGAAGCGGGATGGCGATGTACTTCTTGTCGCCCATCGGAATGATGAATGAGCGAGCCTTCACAAACTCTGGTGGCTCGTCATCATCGAACCCGGCAGCAGCCAGCATCAGCGACTGGATCACGCCCAGCATCAAACCGCCTGCGATGATCTTCTTGCCTGCTGGACCTTTCAGCGACTCGATGGTTCGTGCTGTGCCCTGTACCGATGCGTTGAAGAACGCATACAGCGGCCCGACTTCGCGCCCTGTGCGCCCTTTGCGGTTGAAGTCCACTGTCAGTTCACGCGCCATCTTGGCTGCGGCTGGACGGCTCATGCCTTTGTCCAACGCTGCTTTGTACGCCGACAACCGCACACCGTTCTCCAGTGTGGTGTTGAAGTCATCCAACAGGTCAAGGATGGAGTGCGCCACCCGGCCAGCAGACGCCTTGCCGTCACGCTGCATGGCATCGAGGTCTTTCTGCACAGCCTCGGCACGCTTGAACGGGTCGATGAACAGGTCACGGTAACCTGTGCGGCCACCATCCTCCTGGAACTGCACCCACAGATCAGACCACGGTGTCCGCGCCTGGTCGCCACGCACATCACGGGCGATGCCCTTCATGGCGGCTGGGATGTCGCCCAGTACCTTGGCCTTCTTGTCAGCGATGCCCGTCGTGGTCAGGTTCACCAGTGCGCCACCGATGTCGCGCACCACGTTCACCATGCCGAATGCTGGGTTGTACTGCGTGTTGATGCTGGCAAAGTACCGTGTGGCCGTGCCGACCATGCTGCCAGCTAGGTCGAAGTTTGTCAGGCCGTCTTGGTTCTTTAGCGCACGAACCATACGCATCGCGTCGGCGTTCTTGGCGTTGAACAGCACCACACGGTCCTCGCCATCCACCTTCACCACAAGCGCATTCTCCAGCCGCTTGTACATCGGGTTGGGCGTTTCCTGCACCAAGCCAGTCACGGCATTGATGGTGCGGATTGTCGGCACACCCTGCATGCCCTGCTCTGCCTCAACAGGATCGACACCCATCGCTGCCAACTCTGCACCGATCTTGTCGGCACGCATGTTGGGTCGAATGGTGGTCCACACCTCTTGGTTCGGGTTGCTCAGTGCCAGGCCATACAGGCTCATCGCCACCCGGTTCTTCTCTGCACGGGTGATAGCTGCCTCGCGCTGCATGAGGATGTGGGCGACCATGTTGGTCACTTCACCTTCAGAACCCATCGCACGCTTGGACGCACTGCCGGTCACGCTCATGCCGGAGCCAATGGGGTGAGCAGGCGACTCCACAGCCTCATCCTTGAACAGCGGCACATAGTGCTTGTATGCGCCCGTCCATGCGTCCATAGTGGACTGCTTTTCCAAACCTTCGCGCACCAGCATGTCGCGGGTGTTGGCCGTGATCGCATCGATCTTGTTTGCCAGCAACTGCAACACCATGCGCTTGCCAGTGGTCAGCGCGGCGATGTGGTCCTGCGCAGCCTGTGTGGTCATCAGCACACCAGCACTGTTCGTGCCTGCACCGCCATCTGGCATGCCGGGGTTCACCTTGGCAATCTGTGCGTTGCGCTCCGGTGCGTGGCGTGCCAGTAGGTAGTCGCTCAACTGGTTCTGCGTGACGTTGTTCTTCGCCATCGCTTCCATGAGTGGCGCGACTTCTGTTTTAAGGAACGTCTCTGTGCGGTAGGCCACACGGCCAGGCATCAGCGTCTCGGCCATGCGTGCGTCAAACGGCTCGGTGATCGTGCGCCCTGCTGCCTTGATGGCCTCCTGCGTGCGCTTCAGGTCAACCTTCTGATCCTGAATCTCGTACACCAGCGCATCAGTCTTTGTCGATGCAGGCAGCATCCACGCTGGGGAAGGAGCGTTCAGTGCCAGGTTCTGTTGAGCCTGCTGTCCACCACCGCGCACGCTGCGACGGATGCCAGTGGTGGTGGATGCACCATCCCCCTGCGCCATCCGGTTCGCATTCGCCC